GCCAACGTTGGGAACGAATTCAGATCAACGCGCTTGCCCTGTTTGAAGTCGCCCAACGTGCCCTTTGACGTCCATTTCTGGAACGTCTCTTCGGCTTCCTCGTACCCTTTCAGCATGGCCTTGTCCGCCACGTTTTGCAGCAGCAGCGGGAAGTCGCTGCCGGTATGGGTGAATGCCGCTGCGACCAGCGCCATTTTGTCCATGCCGCGCGCGCTGACGCCGGCATGCACCAGGCACTCACGGGCCAGGTCCATCAAGCCGTAGCTGCGGAAACTGTTGGCACCGTCGTCCTTGCCCAGCTTGGCTTTGGCCATCAGCGCCGCAGAGGCTCCCATGCGGAATTTGTCGCGGGAGTCCTCCAGCGTGATGATGTGAGTACCGGCGACTGGCGCGGAATCTTTGCCAAGGTGCGCCAAAATTTTCGCATTGGCTTGTTCCACCGTGCAGGCCTGGTCTTCGAGGCAGGCCGCCTGAATAGCTGGCATGCCCTCATGTGCCGAGAACTTGGCAAATGCGGCGGTGATGTCGGTACGGCGAGCCTTGTCCGCTGCCAGTGCGGCAACAGCTGCGGCACTCGCTGCGGCCTGGATGGCGTCGTCGGCTGGAGCAGCTGCTGCCGCTGGAGCTGGGGTTGGCATAGTCGTGTTCTCCTTCTTGGGGGTTGGTAAAGCTGCTACGGCGGGCGCCGTCGGTTCCGTCTTTTCAAGGAACGAGGCGTAGCGCGCCTGGATGGAATGCTTGATGTGGGCGGAGGCGGCAAGCGGCAGGCTGGCGACCACCTTGTCGATGAACTTGCTGGCCAGCGCTTCCTCGGCGGTGTACCAGTGGTCCTTGCCGTCCTGCAGCAAGGCCAGGGCGCCGGCCTTGTCGTTCGAGCGCGAAGCGTAGCTGGTCGCCATCGCATCGGAATAGGTGTCGAGCATGTCCGCGTATTCGCGCAGAGCGACCGCGTTGCCAGACACCCATTGCATCCACGGTGCATGGATCATCAGCAGCGCGTTCTCCGCCATCTCGATCGAGTCGCCCGCCATTGCGATCAGGCTGGCCACCGATGCCGCGATCGCGTCGACCACGGTGGTGACGGTGGCCTTGTGGCGTTTGAGTGCGTTGAAGATCGCGATGCCGTCGGTGACCGAGCCTCCGAAGCTGTTGATGCGAACCGTGATCGCGTCGACATCCAGGGCGGCGACCTCACGCACGAAGTCCTTGGCAGCGATCGTGTCGTCGTACCAGCTTTCGCCGATATCGCCGTAGATCAGGATCTCGGCGCTGCTCGCGGCCTGGACGGCGCCGGCAACAGGCTTCGCCGATGCGCGGATCGTGTACCACTTGGCAGGTTCTTTCGTTTGTGCGGTAGGTGCTGGCATGTGCGTTCCTTAATCAGTTCGCACAGTTTCTGATTTGCGCAGTCTCTTTTCTACGTAAAAGGGAGACAGCTTTCATGGTCTTCGCAAAAATCATGAAATGAAAACGCCGCCCGAAGGCGGCGGCGATTACGTCTCCGGGTTGCAGAGTCAAAAATTCGGTTTATAGGCATCGATACCGACAGCCAGCTTCTTATGCCCGCTGGCGGAAGGATGGACCAAATCTATCGTGTCACCGACGGCTACGGCCACTCCTGCCGCTTTGTTGGTCGCGAAGCCAAACGGCATTAGCACGCTATACGTTCCGTCACCGTTATTGATCACCGTCTTGATGCTTCGGCCAGCCCCTGCGCCGGAAAGCGTGGCGCAGAAGCCAGTCGGCTCCAAGATCAGGCCCCCATCAGCAGGCGGCGCCGATGCTGACGCCACGCGAATCGTTGCGGCGCCGGAAACGTAGTCGAATCCGGCAGCGATGGTTCCGGACCAAGAGTTCGCGGGCCACTTGCTGGTGTCGCCAGGCGCACTGAGATAGGGAGCCACGTCAATGAAGCCCTGCACCAGGCCGCCCAATCGATCCAGGCGCAACTTGTCCATGAGTACCTGCACACCGCTGCCCGCAGGGTACGCTGCAGTTTGGTTGGCAACGGTGCTCAGTCCATCCGTGGTTGCAGATGCCTTGCAGACAATGCCGACCTGGTGGATCGGTATGCCTGGAAACTCGGCTTGTATCAGCGCGATACCGGCTCTGTATTTTGCCTCGATGTTCGCGGCACTGGTACCGCCAGAGCCGAATCCGTTGGTGCTGTGCTGCAAGGCGATCGCGTCAATACCAACCGGCGTCCCCATCTGAAGCAGATTGAGCTTCTTAGCTACCGCGACACGGCCCGTGTCCACCCAGTAGCCGAGGCTGGAGCCCGGCACACACATGTTTGCGCAGGACATCGGTGTGCCCATCGCCATACCGCGACTGATGAAGCCAAACACGCCATCGGTCTGCGTGAATGAAGTTTCGTTCTGGCCTTCGCCGACGCTATCACCCCATGCCATGATGACTTTGCCGTCATTCCCGTAGCACTCTACCGTGCTTGGCCCCCACTGACCGCCTACCCCGTTCGCGCCGGTGGCCGGAAGCACTCCACTGTTCAGCGTAGCGACCTGCGAAGTCGCAGCTGAGCCAACGGAGCCTTCCAACGAGGAGTTCGGCGCGAAGTCGTAGTTCGCCGGGACTGAGCCTCCGCTGGGCACCGCATAGGCGTTCATGATCCAGATGTGACGGCCGGCAGGGATATCTCCGTTAGCCGCCAACAAGTCGGTCACGAACCCGTCTGAATTCACAGTGGGATCGTAGGTGATAGCGTTCGTCGAGCCAGCCACGGTACCGCGCAGCCGCGTTGTCGTGTTGATGTCCTTCGTTGCGCTATGCGCGATCCACCAGCCACGGTGCGTTATGTTGTTCGGCGCGGCGCTCTCAACGTTTGATGCGTTCGTCCAGTGAAGCGCGAAGCGTGCCTTCCAGTAATACGGGACAAATGGACAAAATCCGAGATAGAGCCAGTTCCCCTGCTCCACGCTGGTCCCGACCGAGGCTGATGCCATCGGCGTGCGCGTGCGGTTGCCGAAGACGCGAGGAACGTTCGCGTTTGGAGTCACCGCTAAAGACGCGCTCGATTGAGGACCGGTTCCTTTTGGCGCGTTCTGCGCCGCCACCTTGGTGTACATCGCCACGCCATTCGGCAGGTCGCTGATGTTGATGGGTGACGCCACGCCGGTGGCGAGGCCAAGCTGGAAATTATCCGACGAGCGATAGGCGTAAGCGACATAGCCAGTGATAGGCGATCCGCCATCATCCGCAGGGGCGGTAAAAGTTGTAGAGACCGAACCGTTGCCTGCGCTGGCCACTCCCATCGTCGGCGCGAGCGGTGCCGTGATGGGCACCTGAACGCCTGCCGCCGGGCCTGGCAGGTAGGTGATCGGCCGAGCTCCGATCCCGTAGCCGCGATCGCTGGACAGGATCGTGTAGGTCGAGCCGCTGGCGACAACGGCGCCGAAATCAACAGCTGGACCACCGGCCTGCGGCGTGCGCGTAAATTGGACGGTGCCGCTCCCAAGGCGGTACGCAGCTTTGACCACACTACCAACAGTATTATTGCCGGTCACGCGGAGGTCGGACGCGGCCAGCTTGGTTGCGGCGACGAGCGCCTGGAATTCGCCGAGATCGGTCATTGCTTCACCCAATCTGTCGAGCTGGCCAGCTTTCCGCTGGTATAGACGTAGGTTTTCACGAACACCTTGTCACCGATCGTCCATGTGTCAGTGACCAAGTTGTCCGATCCATCGTAGCCGTAGGCGTGCGCGCCGCCACCGGCCGCCGGCAGACCGTTGGGATCGACGACGGTGATCTGTTGGATGCGCAGATTTGGATCGTCTGGATGCGGCAATCCTGCCGCCGAATTTGCTACTACTGATTTAATCATAGTGTCCTTCCTGCAGGCTATGCGGCCTGCTCTTCGGTTTTCGATGGAGGAGGTTCAACCGGTTCGGTGGGCTGCTTCATGACGTTCGCGAAGTCCGAAGAGAAGTACAGGCCCATCTTTCCAGCGGCCGTCCGGTGTGCGTTGATCTGTTCCAGCACGTCACGCGGGTTGGCGCCGCGCTTGCGCATGACTTCTACCTCGCTGGCGAAACCGGCCTGTGCCAGCGCCGTCCACGCCAGCGCCTCTTTCAGCGGGTCGATCCACGGCATTGACTGGCCGACGAAGAGCGCGTCGTCCATCGTGTCAGGATCCACGTCCTTTGGCGCCTTGATGACGCCGGAAATGTGCGCGATCTGGACGAAATCCTGCCAGACGGGCTGCACGTACTGGCCCACGAAATCGTCGGTGAGCACCGCATAATTAATCCACTGCTCCACCAGCTCCTGGCGCTGCGCGGAGTAGGTGCCGCCGTAGTCGCGAGCGACGCTGGAATAGCTGGCACCAATGCCGGCAACCGCAGCGCGCAGCTGGCCGCTGCGGAATGTGATCAAATTCGGATTCGGGCGATTCGAATCGATCATGCCGATTTCTTCGCCAGGCTTCAGCCCCTGGATGATCATCCCCGGCGACATGCCGATCTGCGGCGTGGCACCATCCGCCGGGCTGGCCAGGCTCGCATCGCCGTACATGTCCGGTGCGCCGCGCTTGACGTACGCGGTCAACGAGGCAGCCACCTTGGCCGCGATGCGCTCCGATTCCTCGTAGTCCTTGATGTCTTCCAGGCGCGTGATCACACTGGCGAAGATCGACACGCCGCGAATCTGGCCAATTCGGTCGACCGATGCGATGTGATGCATGTTCGCAGCGGCGATGCGCTTCACGTCGTAGTTCCGCTTCGACCAGCTCAAGCCATCCGGGAATGCCTTGTAGCACCAGTAGCCAATGGCACGCCCCCACACGTTGCGCTCGATGCCCTGCTGGATGCCCTTCGACTCGTCGAAATAATCCATGGGAACGAGGTCCGGCTCCATCAGCTCCAGCGAGTACGGCACGCGCGTGGCGTGGTCGAGCAGCGGCACGGTGCCCTTCAGGCGCTGGCTGAAGCACTCCCCGTCCCGGAACCAGGTGTTGCAGACCAGCCGCTGCACCTTGGCCCAATGATGCTTCTGCGTCACCTCGGGATTGAGGCACCAGTTGCGCCAGCCCTCGCGCAAGGCGAGCGCGTACTCTTCGTGGATCGTGCCGTTCCGCCGCCGCGGCTGCGGCTCAATGCCAATCCCGCCGGGACCGATGACATTGTTGACCATCGTCCGCAATGCACCGCGCGCGATGTCATGGTTCTGTTCCAGGTTGCGCGCCAGACCGCGCAGCGCGACCGCCCCCTGCTGCACCTGCGCATCCGGAGACCGGTTGTCGCGCGCCGCCTTGCGCAGTCGAGACGGTTTGGCAGCCTCGTACTGGTTCAGTACATGTCGGGCGTGCAGGCGCCGCAAGCCGGCGTTCGGCGAGATCGCGGAGACGATACGATCCAGCAGGTTGAGCTGGACTTTGGGAGCCGAAGACGTCATCAATTCCCCTCGAAGTTCGCGAGCGAGAAGCTGACGCCGCCGAAAGTTGGCCGGCCAGCGGCCACGGTCGCCTCGGCGGCGACACGCTGCTCCCACTCCATCCGGCCGGCGCGCACTTCGCTCAAATCCTCCATGCGGAGAGTCCGATCACCGAAACGAACTTCCTTGCCATCGAGGATGGCGGCTTCGGCGGTCATGTACTTGCTGAGCATTGCGGCGGCGGCGGTGGTCATTGGTTATTCCTCAATATCGACGCCTGAAGTTACCGTGCGCCGAGTCTCTTTTCTACGGAAAGATGAGACTCCAGCCGCCTCGTCTGCACTCCGCAGATCCTTGTAAAACTGGCCACGGCTGATGCCGAACTCCGCCTGTAGTTCTCGCCGGTTGGTCATGTTGTAGCGCTCGCGGATGGCTTGGCGGCGGGCCTCGACATCGACGGCGATCTTTTTGACGTAGACCGCCTGGCCTCCCCATTCCAGCCGCAGCCGTGCCTCCAGCTTGTTGACGACATCGTCGGTAAGCACCGCAGCGCCCACCAAGTCCCGCGCCTCGTGGATCATGGAGCTGACGATGTCGTACTGTTGTTCTTGATTCATCTAAATCCTCTATTAGCCCAATCGTCCGAGGCGAAGGGGCTGTGCGCGCCGTGCGACTGCTGCGGCGGCGGTGCTGGCCGCTTGGCCGCTGGCGGCGCTGACACCTCCGGCTGCACCGGGCCAACGGGTGTGTTGACGGTCATCGGCGTGTTGAACAAGTCGCCTATCGCGGGCTGCACCTCCGCCTCCAGCTGGTCCCAGAACTTCGCCGCCTTCTTCGCCAACTCCAGGTGCGTTTCAAGCCACACCAGGTAGACGGTGCAATCCCAGGCCTCGACGCGCTTGCGCATCGCCGTCCAGCGCGATTCCTTTCCGTGGGCGGTAGCTCGCTCAACGCGAGCCTCGCCTGCCATTTGCTTGAAGAATTCATCGGTCGCGTCCTTTGAAAAATGCATGTAGCCCGCCCCAGGCTTCTCGATGCCGAGGCGCCCGTAAATGAGGTCCTTCGCCAAGTTGGTGCCAACGCGCCAAAGCATCATCCCGCGCTTGCGGACCTTGCCGCGCCAGTCGATGTCGACGCGGGAGACGCCGTCCTTGATGTGCTTCTCGCGCCCAGAACTGCCGCGCACAGCGAAGACCTTCTTGTCTGCATGTGTGTGTACAAAGTTATAGACGGCCTGGGTGTGGTGGCCCTGCGTGTCGATCGAGCTGGCGTGGATCTTCAGCTTCGTGCCCGATGCATGTGGGAACTCCGTCTCGAACAGGTACTCGGCTACGTCCTGCCAGACCTGGTCCTCCGACGGGTTGCCATAGAAGATTTTGTAATCGACCTGCCAGGTCTCGCAGCCGCGCCCGTACGCGCGCACGGTGTACTCGATACGGTTGTCCTGTGTGTCGCCGCCGGCCAGCAGCAGCAGGCCGCCGAGCGGCACCGTGCCGAAGGTATGTGGCTCAGCGCGCTCCTTCAACTGCTCGGCATCGGTCTTCTCCATTTCCAGCGCCCAGGGCAGGCCCAGCGTGGTGTTGGTGAACGTCTTCAGCTTGGTGATGTCACCGCTTTGCGCCTTCTCGAAGGCTTCCAGGAACTCGTCGACCAGGTTCGCCCACGTCGCCGCTGGGCTGTACGCCGTCCAGACGTGGAAGGCGATGTGCTCCAGCGGCGCGATCACAGCTCCGGCACCGTTACGGAAGACGCCGGCGGCGTCGATCGTGATGCTGCCGTCGGCGTTTTGCCAGCGTCCCTGCTCCGCCACTGCCAGATACTCGGCCTGCGTGATCAGGAGGCCGCATTCCTGGTTCGGGCACAGGTGGCGGGCAGACGTCGAATCGCCATTCACCCATTTGAAGCCGGTCGTCTCGTCCTTCTTGCCCCAGACCAGCGGATGGAACAAGCCACATCCCGGGCACGGTATTGCGTACTTGAAGCGCTCGTCGGCGCCGTTGTAGCGGTCTTCGATCAGCGAGAATCCGGACAGCTTTGGCGTTGATCCGGTGACCATCTTCGGGAAGGTCGCGCCCTCGACGCGCTTGGCCGCCAGCTTGTCTGGCGAGCCCTCCTTCTCGATGTCCCGCAGGAAGGCGTCCAGCTCGTCCAGGAACGCGACGTCCACTGAGATCCGGCGGTACGCGCGCGCGGCCGTGCCGCCGCGCGTGTGCAGCAGGCAGCCCAGGAACTTCTTCTGCGCCAGCGTGTTGTCTTTGTTGCGCGCCATGTGGGCCGGCATCGCCTTGGCCATCACCTTGACGTCGCGCAGCATGGTGTCCAGCTCGGTCTTGACGAACTCGTCGTTGTCGCCGTCCGTCGGTTGCCACAGCACCTGGTTGCGCCGCTTGTGCTCGGCGAAATAGCCGATAGCGGCCAGCAGTATCTTGGTGTAGCCCACGCGGGCCGACTTCATGAAGTCAATGAAACGGATGTCGTCGTTGCTGATGCAGGCCATGATGGCGCGCTGGAACGGCCATGGGCGCCAGTCCTGCTCGACATACGAGGATTCCTTCGACAGGTAGAAGTTCGCGCGCGACCACTCCTCCAGGGTCAGCGGATCCGGCACGCCGAAGGTGCCCAGCCCGCGCGCCAGCGTGGCGGCGAGTTCCTGCGACTTCCAGTTGACGACCTCGTACATGTTGCTCACGGATCGATCTCCTCTTCGGTCGATTCGTCGGCGTCGTCGGCTTCGTCCTCTCGCAGATCGGCCAACGACATGGCCGCAACGATGTTGCGCACGCGCGCGATCTCGGCGCCGATCGTACTGATCTCGTCGGCCGACAGCGCCGGCACGCGCCGCCGCACGCCGCCTGGTATCGCATCGAGCATGCCGGCGATGCGCGCTCCGGCTTTCGAAAGCACCTCCTCCAGCAGCGCCACCGGCGCCAGCTCTTTGAGCGAGACCGCGTTCTGCAGCGCCACGCGGATGCGCTGCTCGCGCGCCAGGCCGGCCCGCTCGGTCGCCAGGTCAAGATCGCCGTTGGCGGCACGGCCAGCGGCCTGCTCGCGCAAGTGCGAGCAGTAGGCGTGCAGCATCTGCAGACCCGGGACGCTAGTGTCCAGCACGCCGCGCCCGACTAGGTTGCCCACAGCCTGCTGGCTGATGCCGACCAGCGCGCCAAAATCGGCTTGGGTCATAGGCTTGGTCAGGTCATGTTCTGACAATACAACCCCCTAGGAATGGGCCTGTGACTAGCGCGAAGTCAGGGTTCGAATTACCCCTGACACCCAAGGCTGGGGAGTACCTTGGTGAAATGTTACTCCATGGAATTTGTTTCCGTGGATGCATTAAATCGCGCCCCGGCGCGGTCGTCGCAGCGGTCATCGCGCGGTCTCCTGTGCCTCAATGTAGGCCTTGGCGAACTCACCCGCGAACTCGGTCTTGACGGTCTGCTCGACCACGTACTGGAAGTCAAAGACGTGTTGGTAGACGGCGGAGCGCACGAACAGCAGCACCGGTTTGATGGCCGTGCCGCCGTGGAAACTGACGCGCTGGTAAACGCCCAACGGCAGGCGATCGCCCGGCGAGCCGACGAAGTAGACGAAGCCCTGCACGCGCTTGCTGCCGCGCGCCAGCCGGGCCTTGCCCTTGTCGGTCATGTTGGCCTTGTAGCCCATCTCAGGGAAGGCACGGAAGAAGGCGAGGATCTGCACGATCTGCCCCCTGCTCATGTTGCCGTAGGCGTCCAGCTTGGCACCCTTGCCCGGCACGGCGCGGTAGCCCACCGGCATGACGCCTGCAGCGGTGAGCGCGCGCTCGAAACGCTTTAGCCCGCGCTGGCCCCCGCTCACCTGGGCGGCAAGGAACTTCGATGCCGGCACCGCCTTGGTCGCATCGTCCTTGAGTTTGACCTCGGCCTCCAGCCTGGTGCTGGTAGCAGGCATTACGTACACACTGTTCAGGGTGTACGGCGTCGGGCTCCTGAACACGTCACGCATCTCGCGCACCTCGGCCTCTGCCGCAGCCTTGGCCGTGCGCGTCAGCGCCACCCTGGTAGCAAACCGCACCTGCTTCTGGCCGGCGGTGCCGATGGCGGACAGTGCCGCGATTGCCTCCCGAACGTCGATGCCCATCAGCTCAGCCCCAGCGCCTGCTGCGCCAGCTTCATGCAGTGGAGGGATGCAGCGTTCCCGCGCGCCAGCACATCGCGCGCCCACTGGCGGCCATCGCCGTCAGGTCTCGTATTCTGGTCCTTGATCTTCAGTTGTGCGAGCAGCGCCTTGGCCTGAGCCGGGGCCGTCTCCGACTTGCCGGGCGCCGGGAGCGCTGGCGCCGGCGCGGGCACCGGTTGCACCACGGACTTGCCCAGCTCGGCGACCAGCGCCGCCTCCCAGCGTGACTTGAGCGCAGCGTATGGCTGCGTGGCCACCTCGCGCCGGCCGACCCGAACCCATGCCCAGTAGATGGCCGGGGTCGACCATTCATCCGGCTCGCCACGGTCACGGCGGCCACCCTGCTCCACCGCCTCGTGGAAGGCGACGACTGGATCCACCGGTGGCCGGCAGAGAGCGATGAATTCCGGTAGCGTTGGCGGCCAGTTGCGCGTCTTCAGGGCCAGCACGCCGGTACGCAACTGCTCGTCAGTCAGCGCGCCCAGCTCCAGCGCCCAGTGCCGCTTTACGGCCGATGTGTCGATGCCGACCCACTGATCGGCGAACTTGACGCCGTAGGTGTAGGTCATTTTCTGAAACAGGCTTTCGATCCAATGGTGCGGGATCGCGGCTTCAGGCCAAGGGGTTGATGTCGATAAATTGTGGCTGCTGCTCATGGTTTCTCTGCCCGGTCAATCCTTCGATGGTTTCGCGACGTGCGCGGTCTCTGGCGCTCTCGCCACCTGGCGATGCGCGCGACGGCGGGATGGCGCCGGCCAAACGCACCTGCGCCGCCTCCGCACACCACCGCTGCAAGATCGCCACCAGGTAGCCCAGCTTGATCTCCTCGTCGCCCTTCGACCTCTTGGCCTCCTCGCATGCCGAGACCGCCGCTTCGATCGACAGGCCCTGCTTCGAAAGAGCAACGAGGCGAGGATCCGCCGGCTGGCAGCGCACGCCCTGCTGGCGCAGCGCGACGCTCAACTCGACCGGCGTCGCCCCGCGCGCGCCGTCTTCGATTTGTGTTGGCTGTGCTGCGGGGTTGTTCTGGTTCTGGTTCTGGTTCTGGTTCTGGTTCTGGTTAGCACCTTCGCGCATGCTGCTCGCATCCTGCGCGCACGGTTCGCGCACCGTGCGCGCAACCTGCTCGCACGGTGCGGGATCAAGGTCAAGCGGTGCCTGTGCGCTTTGCTTCGAATCCGATGCCGGCGCCGCTTGACGTCTTGCCGCCCTGGCCTTGCCTCCGGCGCTCGCCTTCTCCAGGCCTTCCTGATACTTCTTGATGTCGTCCTGGCAGCGCTGGTTGAACCAGCCAGGTTCGGTCAGCACGAAGAAATCGGCCAGCACCTGGCGCGCCGCCTCCTGCTCTTCGTGCGAGATGATCAGCAAACGTCGGAACAGCTTCGACTCGTCGGCGGGCAACGGCGCCTCCAGCTCAAAGTACAGGTCGCGCATGTCGCGATAGATGCTGCGCTCCAAACGGTTGCAATGCCTGGTCTCGCTGTTGAAGTCGCCGATGTGGTGCGGGTAGTAATTCATTCGTGGGTGCGCAGCGGTTAATCTTGATCCGATGCGGACTTGGCCGCCGGCGCCCGGCAATAGACGCGGAACATCGTCGTCATCAGCTCCTTCATCGTCTTGTGCATGGCGCTCTCGATGCGCTGCAGCTTTGTGCGCTCGCGCGCATCGATCTCGCCGTCCTCAATGGCCGCGCGGTACTCGCGCGACAGATCGCCGATCTCGCCGTACAGCTCGTGAAACTTACTCTCCAGCTCGACGCCGTCCAGTGGGCCCGCAGCCGGCAATTCGATGAACACGCCATCAGACGCTGCGGCCACCGCTTGGGCGAACAGCGTGGTGCCCGAATAGGCCTGCACCATCATCGCGGTCTCGACGCGCATGCCATGTCCGCCCAGCTCGTACACACGAGCCTCTAGCGAAGAGCGCTTCATGCCCAGCGTGGCGGCAGTGCCGTTCCATCCGTGCACAGTGATCATGTCCTTATAGGACGTCGTGAAATCGCTCACAGGTATTTCCTCCCAATCCCTACGTTGTAAACCTGGCCGCCGCGCTATACGATTGCCGCATTGATAATTTCAAAAAATGAAACGAAAAACAGAATGAGCTACTATTCCCATTCCAAAACTCAAGAAAAAGGAACCGAACATGCCGTATTCCGAACCGCAAGCACAAGCGCACGCGATGGATATCGTGAAAACTGGGATTCAGAGCAATGTCATCCATCTCAAGGGCAACACCAATCGCACCGACGACGCGGAAACCTATGCCGCATCGGATGCGAAATACATCGCAAAATTGCTCAAGGACCTGACGGAGGCACTTCAGAAATAGCCGTAGCCTGCGCGCTAGCAAACGCCGCCAATCCTTTTGCAAAAGCCTTGGCGGCTTTTTCCGCGTCGGCGTCGGCATCGCCCAAGTTCTCAACGGACTGTCTGATCACTTGGACCAACATGGTGCGCAGCTCCGTCTCCGCATGGACTGCATTTTCAGTGCTGCGGAAGCCAAACAATATTCGAAGTATTTTCATTTCGTTCTTTCAGGGAGTGGGCAATGAACTCGGTAGTGCATCCAACAATATTTCTAATCAGCGGCATGCGCTTTCAGGTCACCGCACTAATTACTCTCACCGACCAGCAGGCGGCGAAGGTCGCGATGCGCTTCTATCGCACGCGCAAATTTACGAAGAAGGACCAAGGGAAGCTATTTCAGGTACTGACGGCGTTCGATCACGAATCGATCCAATTGCTGTAACGGACTCGGCACCGCTTCTGACTTCGGGGGCGGCGGCATCAGCCACGATGCCAGCCAACCGTTCGACGACAGCGGCCGCCCAGCGAACGGGCAACAGCAACTGCGAGCGGGTCTCGCCACACCAGATTTCGACGATGCCGTCGTTGGGGCCCGAGAAGGAAATCATCGAGCGGACTATTTCCGTTTGCCTCGCGCGCTTGACGCGGCGCAGAGACTTGCTGCCGGCAGACTTCACGCGGGATGTTTTGCCGCGCCAAGTGGCGGACTTGCCAATTTCGTTCATGTCATTCCCCAGTGAATTAATTTCCTTGTTACAACTTTATAGGCGCGAGCAGGCCCGATGCCATGCGTCACCGTTCTCATTTATGGCTTCCCATGCTCAGTGTTGCCCTGCGCATCCAATGCCTGAAATATTTCGGGCTTAGCCAAACGCAAATATTTCAACTGAGTTCTAGGAATTCCGTTGCGACGCCATTGCGACACTGCGGGATCGCTCACGTCACATAGCGCCGCGACAATGGAAGTGCCGCCTAGGGCGTCGATGACTGTGTCAGGTGTCGGGTTGGGGTTCATGAGAGCATTTTAAGCGCACTTAAATTTAAGCACAAGAAAAAGTTTCAGCACACTTAAACAACATGGGGTTAAGCTAGCTTAATGAACTGGAACGATAGATTGACGCAGGCTAGGCTTGCAAAAAAGATAAAGAAAATCGACTTCGCAAAGATGCTCGGCGTCTCGCCGTCTGCCGTTACTCAATGGGAAAACGGAACGACTTCCAAGCTAGAGGGCGAAAACCTGATTGCCGCTTGCGCCGCTTTAGACGTTTCACCGTCTTGGCTTTTGCATGGAACCGGAGAAATGAATACTACAAATTCGTCAGCCGCTGACAGCATCCCAGGCGCAATGTCCGTAATCATCTCGGATGAGTCGAGCGAGTTCTACCAAATCGCTAAGGTGCAGCTGAAATTACAGGCGGGTATCACCGGGTACCAGACCGAGCCGGACCGTAGAGATGGCGGCACGAGAGGCGTTCCGCGCAGCTGGGCTGATAGGAATGGCTTTGATCCTGCAAAGCTCATCGCTCTTGAGATCAAAGGCGAAAGTATGGAGCCGAAATTATTCGCCGGCGATTTGGTGATTGTAAATACTGCCGATACGACGCGAAAGGATGGGGAGGTGTACGCTTTCAACTACGATGGCGAGGCCGTTATAAAGCGACTCGTTCGTGAGCGTGGTGAATGGTGGCTATTCTCAGATAGCCATGACCAGGTAAAGTTTCGGCCGAAAAGCTGCCGTGAGAACGAATGCATAATTATCGGCCGCGTAGTAAAAAAAGAGAGTGAGCATATTTAGACAGATGCCGCCCTGAGTTGCAATTAAGCCCGCCTCGCGCGGGCTTTTTTACGCCCCTATTCTTATCAGTGTTCCCTAAGACGCAGACACAAGCACCAAGATTTAAGTATGCTTCAAATAATTCTTGCGCTAATTTTTAAGTTCGCTTAATATTTGCCCATCTCAGCAGCGTATCCGATGGAGCAGACATGTCAATTATTAGCCGCCAAGCAGCACTCGACACCTTGACCTGGGAAGACGCATTTGAAGCATGCGTTGCGCTGAGCATGCACATCAAACAGCTCAAGCAATTCCTCGCAGATGGCGACGATGTGGAGCTCTGTCAAAAACGACTCCATAAAGCCGAAGTTGCGCACCAGCGCCTGACCAACATTCATGTCGCGTCATGAGCGCCTTCGCCGTCACGGTCCGCCAACTCGGCCAACCGCCCATTAAGTTCTTCGCCATCGGCGCCGGCAGCGGCGACGTCGGCAACTTCATCGCCCTGCACTTCGGCGCATGCGGCATTTCTATCAAACCGCTGTAACACCAGGAGAACCATCGTGGCAAAGAAAAAAATCACGTCCGACAAGGCAGTCGTAATTCACGGCCCGGCCAATTGCGGCAAGACCAAAAATGCGGACGCACTGTGCGCGCACTACGGAAAATCCGTCGCCCTCGACTTCGACCACGACAGGAAGCCATTGCCTCCGGACGCAATCATCTTCCTGCGAGAGCCAAACCCTAACTTCCCACAGGCGATCGCCTTTGTCGACGCCATGCGCGCCGCCGGCCTAGCCGAGTAACGTCGGAACCATCAGCCAGAGAACCTTGACCATGGCCCGCATCGAACCCGACCGCGCCGCGCTGGAGATCGCGCACCGCCAGTGCCGCAACGCGATGTCGCTCGACGACATGCTCAAGGTGCCAAGCCTGAAGGCCACGCTCTACGCGGTGGCGCGCAAGCACATGCGCAACCGGTCCAGGTTCGATCCGAAGAAGCTGCAAGCGAACGACAACGATTAAACCCGCATCACCACTCACCTCCACTTTAGAAGGACAGCCATGTTTAACGCATTGAAGGCGCTCGCACAAAATGCCACGCTGATGATCGTCGTCGCTGGTGAAGACGCCGACCAGCTGCGCGTCAGCATCACACCCACCTATCCCGGCGACAAGCCGAAAGCCCATGCGCTTAAGCCGCTGGTGCTGACCGGCTCCGCCGACGAGTTGGACACCGACTTCGCCGCCGCCATCGGCATCTGGCAGGCGCCGAAGCGCACCCTCATCGAGCAGGCGCAGGCAGCTGCCGACAACGATGACGACGAGAGCGAAGGCGAAGGCGCGCCGGGCCGTAAAGCGCGCGTCAACCAGGCCAAGCAGAAAGACGACAAGCCACCGCGCAAGCCGCGCAACGCGCCGGCGCCGGCATCCTCGCCGGCCAGCAGCAGCGCCGCCCCGATGCCCGCAGCGGCAGCAGCGACGGATGCTCCTGCACCAGCACCCTCCCCGGCTCCGACGCCCGCGCCCGCGCTCGCTTCGGCCGTCGACACCGTGACCCTCGATCTTTTCTAAGGAGCCTCGCATGGAAATCCAACAACTCGAACGCGAATTCAGCTACAACGGCGTGCGCCTTGCCGACCCGATGCCGTCGATGCCCCTGATCCAGGTGCGCGACTTCTACGCGAACGTCTATCCCGAAATCGTGAGCGCCGATATCGAGGGCCCGAAGCAGATCGGCAACAAGACTATCTACACCTTCCGCCGCGCGGTTGGCACCAAAGGCGGTGCCAACCTGGCCGACATGATCAGCGACGTCGCCGAGCTGCTGCACGCGAACTGGCTGGACGCGGGCGACGCGGAATTCATCAAGGACCTGCAGGAATCGCTGGCGAGGAACGAAGTCGTCAAGATCGACTGCGACGCCCGCATGCGCCTGCTGGGCCTGCACAGCAAGCACTGCGCCGCGTCGGCCGCCTGATCATGCTGACCCGCGAAACCGCCCTTGCCCGCCTGCGCGCAGCGGGCACGCTCGCCCCCGGGAAAAAGCGGCTCAACGTGATCACGCGCGCCCAGGCCACCGACACGACCGCGCGCGCCATCCACCGCATCGTCGCCATGGACAGTTATCACGACGGCGCTCGCCTGCTCGCGCCGGCCGCAGCACAAGGGTTGCTCCCATGATGTCGCATGCCCTGTCCCTCCCAGCAATCACCAGGGATGTGCCGACGCGCTACCACATCCCGGGTGAGGCTATT